ACAGGATGGGTTTCTTGACACGAGGACATGGTTCGCTAAAATAAGTATTCGGATGGTTGTTTTAACTCAAAAATTTTAACGTCGGAAAGTTTTCAATTTTTTATGTGTCTATATATAAATGAGTTTATTTATTAAAAACTTGCCACATTACGGTGATATTTTAGCCATACCCTTTTTCTTTCTCTTGACCTATTATTTTTTTCAGATAGAAAATAAGAATTTAATAGAGTATGCATTGATGATTTTATGTTTTGGTGCAATGTTAATAGATATATTATTTACCTATCTTTTTGTTATGCGTACATCTTGAATCACAAAAACGGTTATGAATACCTGCTAGTTCAAATGTGATATGTAGAGAAAAGCCAATGAGGAAAAATAGTAAGGCTTGATATTTATTAAATATAGCAGTGGTTTTAGATAAGATCCACCCCGATGCCATGAATAATATGCCTTCTAGTTGGGTTTCTATTAGTAGTGATAGCATATCTGTATTTATTCCATTCTTTCCATTCTTTTCATTCTGACTATCTTTTCCATTCTGACTATCTTTTCCATTCTTTTCATTCTTTTCATTCTTTTCATTCTTTTCATTCTTTTCATTCTTTGTACACGCATACCCATGCTTACAATAATACGTATGTAGTCCTAAACAATATCCACCGAAATGTTTTATACAACCCACAGTATATAATAGTTGCCACATCTTCATATGAAATTGTGACACTAACAAATAAATAGCGGTTGTATACAATCCAATAAAAATAGCCTCAAACAAATAATGCATAGTTATAAAATACTCCTATTTTTCTTTATACTATTTCAATATTTACTAGATCAGGTAAACTCGGGTATTCCACTGACTACAGTAATATTATCAGGAAGTTCTGATTCTTTTATATATTGTATCACATCTTCAGCTAAATATAAAGTAAGCGGTATATCTTTGTTTTCTACAGTGCATTGTTTTGTCCAACGTTCCGTTTTTAAAATATGATTTAAGCCAATAATACGACCCACTGTTCCGCAGTGGTTCGCAGGTCTTTTTCCGGGTTTTCCATTTGTATGCTTGATGAGCCATTCACAAGAAAGAGCGTTTTTATGATTGGGAAACCCGGTTAGCAAGGCGTAGATTTCCCAACCTCCACCGCGACCATGGGTATATCGGGCACCACCACATATCTCTTCATTATGTTGTCTTAGTCGGCGTTTTGGATTATTTGTAGATCCATTGTAGGACAGATGAGCATATCGTGGATTCTTGTTACGTAAAATATAGCAGTACCACGGACCACGATCTTGATCTTTACATAGTGGTTTTGATACTTCTACTGCTTCTGGATTGTCCATATACAATATAACAAATACTTTACAATATACTTTCCTAACATATATTGTAAAAGAAAAGGATTTAATACTCTAAAATAGATTTCTGTTTATTGAAGTAGGTAATTTGTGGCCAAATAGAATCATGTAAGCTAATATTAACGCAGCCAATAAAATACTTCGGTTTTCGGATACAACTTGTGGTTGACCGAGTACAAAAAACATAAAGATGTATAATAAAACACCGATGATTACTGAATGTAATAACATAGTTCGTCCGCTCTCCATTGTCTTTTTTATATATATTTCATTATATAAAATCTGTAGGGTCATTGTCTAAATATTTATAAAATTTAAGCATATTATAAAGGAGGGGGTAAGGGGGAACCATGGTTCCCCCTATTGGACGTACACGGGCAATTCATCCAAATCTAATACATCTACTTTACTTCCCAATTTTTTCTCTGTCAAAAACTGTTTAAAATAGGGAAAATCCAACTGTTCTTGGGGTGTATGATTATGAACAGTTCTCGCAATCATTTTGTATAGTTTAAAATTAGGATATCGCTCTTCACCATTTCTCTTATACAAAATATTCTTCTCATTATCATCAATGCACCATCTATAAACGGTCTTTTGTAAATCATCAAATGTAGATGGGTTTTCATCGTCTTCAATCACAAAATCATATATAGAGCAACCTAAACGGCATAAATCAAAACTGTAATTGGGATCTATACGTGGTTTCTTCTCATTCATAAATGGTTCACAGTTATATTGCGTTGCGCCATCGCCACCCGGTGCAAAACTATCACTAAAGAACTGCCGTCCTTTGTATTTGTAAATACTGCGTCCAAAATCTATGATTTTAAAGATCTTTCCATAGGTTGGAACCTTGTATATTTTTTTGTTATATCGGTAATACAAGTACTCTACGTCAGTATTCACATACATAATGTTATTCGTATGTAGATCATTATGTGTGAAATGGAATGCTTTCTGATAAGCAATAAGTGTCATTATGACTTGCATAAGGGCTGCAGCACCGTTTTCAACGGTAATTGAGTCTCTTACAAATAGTTCATCCATTGTTCCATCGCATTTTTCTAAGCAAATGAGTTGTACTGGAAAATCTTTTATATATGCATATTGGCTTGTTTCATTACCATAGTCACCAGATTCATCTGATTCTGTTAGCCAATCCTCAGATCCTGATCCATCATCATCTTCATCATCGTCTTCACCTACACTATAATTGGTTTCACTATTGTTTGAACTATTGATTGAACTAGCAGTTGAATTAGCTGGGCTTTCTTTTTCATAAACTACTTCATTAAAAGTATCGTTGTCGTGCTCTTTTGATTCGCTCAATTCTAAAGCATTTACGACTTCTATTTCTTCTAAAAGAATCGTATCAGATATATCCTCAATTTCTAGCTTTTTCTTATTTCTACGAGATCCGAAATTGGCAAACTCGTTTGTAGTATCCATGGATACAGTGAATAATTTATTCATATGTTCTGAGAAATATTCGGATGCATTTAAGTATTCCAAATCATCTGAAATATTCGCTTTAAATGTGGTTTGAACACCTAAGAAAGATCCATAGTAATCTAAGCCATGTACAAATCCATGTGTATTTAGTAAAGTGGATGTTAAGAAACTAAAGAAATTATCTGTATACGATGTGTTATTATGATGAGCGATTTTTTGTAAAGGTAGATCTTCTTCTTTTGAGAAAGGATTTGGTAAAACATGGAGCTTTTCGGTATCCACTTTGTATTTTCCTGTCATGTATCTAATAGGATCTATGAGGGGTGCATATTTTATGAATACGGGTTTGTTATATTCTTGTTGTGTTTCATGATGAACCACAGTGTTCATTGTAAGAAAGTGATATTGATGGTTCAGGGCGATTTTGTTATAGCTTTTCTCACTCAATTCAAAAAAGAGGGAATAGACAGGGTTATAATTTTGGAAATGCTTGATCTGGAAGGGGTTATAGCAACATTGCATGTCTTCTTCTGTGGCTTCAAAACTTTTTTCTAAAGATGCTAGATCTAAAGGCTTTTGTTTCACATAATGAATAGTAAATTTAGTAGAATCTACACTGGTCATTTTTGTATACCTGGTGAATATATTTTTAAATACTAGATTTATCTTAAAACAATTACGTAATTGGTAATTTCGTATAACTGGTACGTTTGTTAATTAATATAAATGTATATTTATATTCATATACGTGATTTATATGACTCTAGAACTAAAAAAATTTGATATGCGACAGATTACTTTCAAACCAGATGAAAACAAGGGACCTGTGATTGTTATGATTGGTCGTCGTGATACTGGTAAGTCTTATTTAGTAAGAGACCTGTTGTTTTATCATCAGGATGTGCCTATAGGTACTGTTATATCAGGAACAGAGGCTGGTAATGGGTTTTATGCCGCGCATGTTCCTAAATTATTTATTCATGAGGAGTACAATACGGTGCTCATAGAAAACATTCTGCGTCGTCAAAAAACTGTCCTAAAACAGGTGAATAAAGAGATAGAAACTTATCGCAAAACGACTATAGATCCTCGTGCTTTTGTTATTTTAGATGATTGTTTGTATGATCAGACGTGGACTCGTGACAAAATGATGCGACTTTTGTTCATGAATGGACGTCATTGGAAGATAATGTTGATCATAACAATGCAATATCCGCTTGGTATTCCTCCCAACCTGAGAACCAACATAGATTATGTTTTTATTTTGCGAGAACCCTACCTGACAAATAGAAAACGTATCTGGGAGAACTATGCCAGTATGTTTCCTACATTGGAATCTTTCGCTGCAGTTATGGACCAGACTACTGAGAATTATGAATGCTTGGTCATCAACAATAATGCCAAGTCTAATAAATTGAATGATCAGATTTTCTGGTACAAAGCCCAGGATCACCCTGATTTCAAGCTAGGTTCCAAGGAATTCTGGGAAATATCTAAAACAATGGGATCAGATGATGAAGATGAAGCATATGATCCTAGTAAAGGAAAGAAGCGCAGCGGACAGCAGATCAATGTCAAGAAAACCAAATGGTAATCGGTTCAAAGAGGAGGAATGAATAATCTATATCTTGCTTTTACAATCTTGTTTATAAAATTATTTAGAAAGAATTTCTTAACCTATATTATAATAAGAATGGACAATCTTAATATTGTTGAACTTATCGAACAAAATCCTATTGCAAAGCTTTCACATGCTTATAATAATAAACTACTAATAA